CAGCAACCGTAGCCCGACCACTAGGACCACCAGATGGGGTGACTGGTAGCAGGTCAGTATCTGCTACCACACGCGCGTCAAGTTCGTCAATGCGCTTACTTGCCATTGCCTACCTCATTACTGCCAGATTATGTAGTCTGTCGAGCCGCTGAATATCAAAAAGTCTGTCGCCCCTTGCCAGAGCAGACCATCGATTGGGCCATCTGTGCTGATGACTCGGCTGATGTCAATCGAGAGGCCGATACTGATACCTATCACAGGACACCGGCGGTGGTGGCCAGACGTGTCAGTGTGGCGATGATGTCTGACATGGTCGAGGCGACATCGGCATCGCTGGCGGCGAGCGACCACACATCAGCGATGTGATAGTTGCGCCGCTCTGCGCCGAGCACCCATCCGGTCGGGCTTGCTGCGTCGCGTCGAGCTGATCTGAACCATGCCTCGGCGGTCAACGGCTGCTCGATGCCATCGCCCGAGAACACCAGCGACTCGACGACCCATAGCGGGTACGTCTGCGCTGGTACTGCTGGTGTAACGATCGGTGTGCTGGCTGGGATGTCTGCCATGGTCGATACTCCTAGTAGAGATTGACAATCGATGTCGCGGTGGTCGATGTGCTGCGGACGTGTGAGCATCGGATCGGCAGCACTGTGCCAGCGGGCACGCCGGTGAATGTCACGTTGCCCCCGCCCTGCATCGTGACTACGAGATTGCCTGCGCCGCCGATGTAGAGTGCCCGGCTGACATAGGTCAGCGGTGCCGTGTCACTAGGTGTGACCGCACTGGCATCGTCAGCTGGCGAGGTCATCCCCCCGACGAGATACATCTGCTGATCGATTGCACCAGCGGTCGTGGTCGTGGTCGTCGACATGCGTGATCCTCCTCATCTCACTCTACCGCATCTGTCACGACGTGCGCAACTGCTCACGTGCAGTTTTTTTCGAGTGGCATGAGTGGCATAGCGGCTGGAGATTGGCTCGATCGTTAGTCCCACCTCTCGCTAACGGCATGATGTGATCGACCTGCGATGCAGCGCCACCGCATGCTCGGCACATCGGCTCCTCTCTCAGCACCATGAGACGCCATCTCGCCCAGGTGCGGTCGTATCCGCGAGCGGCAGCGCATGGTCGCGTCTCGGGTGCTCGATTCGGCCGCGGCAGGTGGTGTCGCGCTGGTCGATGCTGCGGGATTCGGTCGGCCATAGTTTCCTCTCCTTACACCCGCCAGCCCAAAAGACCCATAGGCGATAGCCGTATGGGTTTTTGGGTGGCGGCGCCTACCCTTATAGTACTCGCGTGCGCGCGCTCTTTGTATTTATGTATTAGTATTTATGTATTGTGTTAGTGTAGCGCCGTCACTGCCACTGGCCTACGTTGCACTGCGGCCAGCTGGCAGCTGACGGATTTTAAGCGTTACGTACGCGCGCGCGTGAGAGCGGGCACATGGGGGCCCATAACGCCAGAGCCTTACACAATCGGGGCGCCAAGGCAACATCTTTGCAAATTCGTGAGATCGGCCACTTAAAACGGATCGTCGATTCTAGGCCATGTTATTAACGATTAAACGCCATGCCTCGATATAACAATCTGCACACACGCTGCTGAGATGGGCAGCATGTCGTAGCTTACCTCGATGTGCCGAACGATGCCGCAGTTGTCATCTGCTATTACGCACCAGCGTACTAGCCAATCGAGCGTGGGCTTGACGATGTTGTCAATGTCGCGATCTCTACGCCAGCCAGTACCCGAGCGCACCGTGATCGAGATCGAGACCGCCGTCTGAATTGCGTCACGCGGCACTCGAGTCGTGAGACCGATCAGATCACACTCCTCGAGCCAGCGGCTGTATTGAGCGGACTTGACCACACGCCCGCGGCGAGCTGGTCGCCAGATTGCGTTTGCACTCGGTGGCACTGGCAGCGTGATCAGGATGGGCGCTGGCGGCATCGTGCTCTCTCCTGGGCGAGTCTCTCGACCTCGCGTGGATCGAGTCGATGATGACCATCACCGGGTCGGGGAGTTAGACGACCCAGCTCGACGAGTGCACGTACATATCGCGGGCTAACTCCTAGGATCTCGGCCGCGCGGCGTGTACCTACGGTCTCCATCGGATGTCCTCATGACGACGGGATCTACTGCCGATCATATCCGCAGGAGGACACGACATGCGATACCAGATCATATTGTCAATACCGCTCATTTTTTTCATGTGTGGCTGCGCAGGCACGCAAATATCTGCGAGCGTAAGTTACAATACGCCAACGACTTCGGTCACAATTTATGCAAATCGGTAGAATTCTAGTTGACGCCTTCCGATGCCGGAAGTATTGTTCTGGTGTCGGGCACATCGCTCGACGGGACTGAGAGACACGGAGGCCGACATGAGCACCATCAATAACATTAGTGACGTAGTCATCAGGGCAGCAGCAACGCAGGCTATTAGAGCAGCTCGCACATGGGGCGTTGACCCAGTCGATCTGATTGAGCAGCGTTTGCGCCGCATTGGCGTCAGGCTCAACATGCGAGCCGAGAGCACCGATGGCCACGATCTAGTTGAAATGTGCGATGGCAGATGGTTGAGATATGCACCACACATGGGTCCAGACGCAGTGATCATCTGCGACTAACCGATCACGAGCAGCGGGGTCGTCCCTATGCAGAATGTGCGGGGAATGTGGACAAATTCTTTGTGCGGTCTCGCTGCTCGCGTTTTTGCCCGCTTTTTACTTGTCATGACTGGAGAATAATACATGGCTCGAATTGCGCCAACGACCACGACTACGGCAGCGGCCAAAACGCTAGGCTGCACAGTGCGCTGGGTTTGTTATCTGATAGCCAACAAGGTGCTAGAAGCTCGCCGAGACGAGCGAGGATTTTGGCAGGTCAGGATTAGCAGTGTGATTGAAGAACAGCGGGCACGGACTGTGCGAGCAAACTTAAGGAGTCGCAAGGATGCGAGGATTGACGCTGACACGAAAAGAAGGGGAGCACATAGTCCTCACGGTAAAAAAGGGCGATAAGGTTGTTGTGATCGGCGTGATCACATTGGCAAAAATAGACGGATCAAGAGCACGTCTCAGGATCATGGCTGATGCTGAGATCGGGATCAGGCGATACCAAGGGCCGCTCAGCGGCGAGGACGCAACGACATGACGACGAGCACACTACTAGCCGCGCAGCTATTGCTGCGTGACGGGATGAGTATCATCCCAGTGGCGCGGGCCAAGAAGCCTGCGATTGCGTGGGCATCGCACATGCTGCATCGTGCTGACGATCAGACAGTCCAGCAGTGGTACTCGTCGTCATCTAGTAACGGTATCGGCATTGTCTGCGGTCATGTCAGCGGGCAGCTTCTGGTACTCGATGTCGAGAGTGAGGCAGCGTGGCTGCGATTACTCGATACAGTGCGACTCGGTGCAGATGACCAGCTGATCGACATGATCGAGACGAGCAGCCTGAGCGTGACGCCGTCAGGTGGTCGTCATCTCCTGATGCACCTAGACTACTCTACGCCACCTGGCACGGTGCTGGCTCGAGATGCTGCTGGCGAGGTGCTCATCGAGACACGCGGGCAGGGACACTATATCGTCGCTGCTGGCTCACCTGAGCATGTGCACCCGACCGGGATCCTGTATCGATGGGATCGATATCTAGATCCTGAGGAGCGAGCAGTATGGTCTGCTCACCACATTCACGCGATCTTGACGATCGCACAGAGCCAGCATTGCCATGTACCGCAGGCTCAGCGTAGCGATCCAGTGACACGAGTACCAGGAGAGACCGGTGCTAGCGATGCTCCTGGTCAGGTATACAACGCTCGAGGTAGCTGGGATACGCTGCTCTGCGAGGCCGGATGGACGCTTGTTTCTACTCGAGGTGAGAGCCAGTACTGGAGGCGACCAGGCAAGACTAGCGGGATCTCAGCCACGGTCGGCCATTGCCGCAACGACCGAGCCGAGCCGCTGATGTACGTGTTCACGTCGAGTGCATCGCACCTAGAGCCGGGCCGCGCATACTCTTTGTTTAGTGCACGTACTGCCATGCGCCACGGTGGCGACTATGGCGACTGCGCCCGTGCGCTGTATCGGGATGGGTATCGCTCTGAGCAGGTCACCGCTACGCTCAGGGTCTCCTCTCCCGATACGGCCACGTCATCAGCAGTCGAGGATCCGGTCGTGACGCAATCTACGCCGGACCCGGTGCGCAGACATCCAGACGGACGTGAGCGCCGATACCTGCTGACCAGTGAGCTACCTAGGGTCGATCCTGCGATGAATTGGATCTGGTACGGGTGCATCAGACGCGGGGCGGCGACGATGATCTCAGCACATCCTAAGGTCGGAAAAACAACGCTGATTTCGCATCTCTTGCGCTCATTGCAGGATGGCGGAGAATTCCTTAGCCTTACGACTCAGCCAGCTCGAGTACTGGTGCTGACTGAGGAGGATGGGCCGACTATCGCAGAGCGAGCCGACATCATCGGCATTTGCGATCATGTAGCGTGGTATGTACGACCGTTCACATCTCGCCCGACGCTCGTCGAGTGGAAGGAATGGGTAACCATGACAGTGCAGGATTGTATCGACCATCAGGCTGATCTACTAATCGTGGATACCTTGATGCGGAATATGCCCTTGCGTGACGAGAACAACGCAACCGAGATCGATGATGCTTTATTGCCATTGTGGAAACTGATGGAGACTGGCGTGGCTATTGTCGTGATCCATCATCTCAGAAAGGGTGGAGGCCCTGAGGGTACTGGCGCGCGTGGGTCGTCTGCGCTAATGGCATGGCCTGAGGTGACGTTTGAGTTGTCAAGAACCAATCCAGACGATGTCGATTGTCGGCAGCGCACACTGCGCAGCAATAGTCGATTTCGGCAGACGCCGGTCGAGCTTGTGATTGAGCTCGGCGATGACGGATATACAGTATGCGGATCGTTGCGAGATGCTGAGGCTCGCGGGATTCACACAGCGATTAGTCACATGCTGGCCAACGGAGAGCCCATGTCGCACTACGAGATCGCTACTGCCATGGGGCGAACCCGGCAGACAATTGAGAGCCACCTTGCGAGGATGGTCGACGCGGGCGTCCTGCGTCGAACGGGTACGGGTACTAGGGGTGATATTCACCGTTACACGATAGTTGGAGTTTGACATGAAATTGGTCGCACAGAGTGATGTTCGCGAAGATCTGCCAGCAGGCGAGTACAGCTCGAGGTTGATCGAGGTCAAGACACTACCACCGAGCGAGCTACACCCTGATTGGGGTTCATCGCTGGCATGGGAATATCAGGTATTGCTCGGGCCGCGTAAGGGCCAGAGAGGCACGGCCTTCACGCCATGCGTGCTCAAGAGCCAGAACGGTCTTGGCGTGCTGATGCGCTCGATGCTCGGGCGAGCGTTTGCCGCTGGCGAGGAGTTTGACGCTGACGCCTTGATCGGCAAGTGTTTCAAGATCTTTGTCGATTTCAATAAGAGCGGATCTCGCACACGAGTGATGCGAGCCATCCCGATCGAGGATCCGTCGATCCCGCTGGCAAACGTCACATCAGCGCAGGCTCCACCGTTCACTCCTGGGCCGCGCACTGCGCCACTGCCGACCAACGAGCTAGGGCATAGCGCTCCTCGACGACCAGCGGTAGCGTCACCGGCTGCGCCAGTCGCCAAGGTGCCAGTCGTAACCGTGGCAGATTACAAGCGCCAATCGTGCTATGCGTTTGTCCAGATCGGTCAGGATCCCGAGACGCACGAGATGCAGGTCTCAGCGATTCGTCAGCTCGTAGTTTCGGGAACCTCGCCGAGCGAGATCAACTGCTATATACCAGAGACAGCGTCATGGCTGACGCTCACGGCAGTGGACATGCCGTTCTGACCTGTGCTTACGGGTTCAGAGACTCATGGATTGAGTCTGATGCCGGACGTGGTCCACCATGATCCGGCACGCCTACCAAAATGCCTCGAGGACTGGCGGCGCAGGCCATGACGCGCTGAGGCTTCCGGGGCGCGGTGAGTACCCAGTCACTCACCGCTCTCACGTGTACAGACACGCAGTGCACACTGCGCCGGGTACTAGCCGAGCATCGAGGCTCGGGCGTGAGATGCCGTGTTTTGCGGCAGTTTAGAATCACAGGAGCATGTTATGAACCAGTTTACAGACCGTGCGCTATCCGCAGAAATGAGGCAAATTACGCCTGCTTTGGCGTTAGACTATATTCAGTATAATTATGATAATCGTCCCTTGAAGACTGCTCATGCAAATAATCTTGCCCAGCAAATGATTGATAATAACTATATAGAAGGCGTTGGAGACATTTCTTTTGCAAAATCTGGACGGTTAATTAATGGACAGCACACATTGCACGCAATAATTAAGTCTGAAACTAGTCAAACATGCTGTATTCGGTATGGGCTGCCAGAAGATGCCTTTGAGATTTTTGATATTGGAATAAAACGCAGCATGGCTGATGCCTTGAAAATTACCATTCATGAAGCAGCCATTTGCAATTTATTGCATTCTTTTATTATATATAATACAGTTCGACCATCTCCTAAAGAAATTCGACATATTTATAATTTAATTTCTGCGCCTTTAGAATTTATTAAACAAATTGAAAATTGGAGTCACAAATTGTCTCCTACTGCCATACCTGCGGCATTTTGCGCATCCTGGATTTTAAATCGTAATAATTCAGACTACATGTTTAGAAATTTACGCTGGCTCTCTAATGACACTGAACTAAATAGCATTCCTCCAAAAATTGTGATGGCTTTTCAGGCGTACGCAAAATCTAGTAGATCTAAAAGTTCTTGTGGAACTTCACCTAGAATTTCTTTTTTTCTAAAAGCCATGAAAGTTTTTGATCCTAGTTGTTGTGATGTTACAAGAATTTACGAAACTGAAGGCGCTCCGTTAGATGTCATGAAAGAAAAAATAAAAGAATATTTTTTTGGGGCCAATCTAAATGACTGATCCATGGATTGACCACAAGGACTGCTGCGCCCAGTGTGGCGCTCAGCGAGTCATGATTGCGGATGGACTATGTCGCGCTTGTTGGCGTGAGTCCAACGGAGACGCGGAGATGGAGCGAGAGGATCTGTATGGGGACTGAGATCACATCATGAGCCACGGTGGCCATGGCCCCTACTGCTCGTTGCAGTCGGGATTTTCTGCGGGCATTTGCCGCTGAACTGTCACCATGGCCACCGTTTTTAATTTGCTAGGATCAGATTATGCGCCCATTATGGCAGGTGATGGTTGATTATGGCGGCAAGCAATGGGCGCTGATTAGCAATCTCACGGAGGAGGTTGCCCGCGAGTTGAGCACAGGGCTTAATCGCTCAGCTAGGGCAGGAGAGCCTATTTTGTTTTGGCCCGAGCACGTCTCACGGACTTGGGCCATCGGCAGGGAGGATACGACTGATGAGCAATGCAGTGGTGTGCGATGCCTGGGCGATCGAGATGGCATGGATCGAAATGATCTTAACGATGGAGAGCTGGAATGAAGATTGTTCCGATAACGAGTAGAGTACGTGGCAATGACGGGCGTATATGGCATGTGCCACTACACACCTTATTGCTCGATTGTGCCCGGTGCGAGACTGTCATGAGCGCTAGCCTAGTGACATTGGCTCGGGGTGGTGGTACTCTGCCCCTGATGCGTGGTCGCCTGCCGGATCTCGCAGGCAACATGAGGCCTTTCTGTGAAAAGTGCTACGATGGAGTGAGAATTAACCAATGAGCATTCTCGACAATATCAATAAGGCCTTCATTTCTGGCGAAGAGCTGACTGAGCTGGATATCCAGTGGCTGCTCGATGAGGCTGAGGCTGCTGCTCGACTGAGGGCAGCCATACGCAAAAACTGCACTCTCCGCGCAATGGGCACGGAGATGATTCAAGATTGGGCTCGTGAGGCACTAGGATGATATACGCTATCTGCTCTATTCTGTTATTCGGCCAGTCTGCTCAGCAGAGCGCGAACACCAGCGCTGCTCAGGGTCGCATGGCTCATCGTGGCGGCAGCTACCGCTATGAGGGCGTGGGCTTTAGCACAGCCAGTGCTCAGCAGGCCATCCGCAACTGCTGCTACTACGGGCAGCGTACGCCGATCGAGATCGGCGTGAGCCGCGGTCGCAATGGCTGGTACGCATGCGTGAGATACCGATGATGGATGAGCGCTCACCACCGACACGATCTGATGAGACGCTGGCATGGTTTGGCGCAGGGCTGCTAACCGCAGCCCTTGGCTGGACGCTGTATTGGACGATCTGGCTATTACGTGAGATCCTAGGCTGAGGAGGACATCATGAGCATTGACGCAGATTGGTATCGCAAAATGCAGGAACTCAAGATAACGCTCGAGAGTGTGTCTGATGTCCTGCAAGATAGCGAGCAGTTGGTGCACGAGTGGGTCAAGGAGTATCTTGATGAGCGATCCAATTAGCCCTTATCATTATCGACCTCGAGACGGCAGCAACATCGACTGTGCTGCCGCGCAGCGGGCAGGCCTTGGCCTCGCTGGCTATCGATCGTACCTGGCAGGGTGCGCCGCCAAGTATCTGTGGCGGCACACCGAGAAGAACGGCATCGAGGATCTGCACAAGGCTGTGCAGTGCATCAATATGCTAATTGATACCTACGAGGGCAGCACATGACGCACCTACAGCTACTGATTGAGTCGCAGCAAAGAGTCAAGAAACTAGAGCGCCACATCGGGCAGATCAACAACGGCATCGATGTCGTCGATGTTCTCTATCGGCAGATCAGTGCCTATCAAGCTGAAATAAGGAGACTACTCAATCGGCTATTTCGTTATTCGATGGATGATGGCACTGAGCATCAGCATCGTTATGCTCTACTGGTACCTAGTCTCGAGACCAAGGGCGAGGGTCGATATACCACCATCACGACCATGGCCGATAAGGATGAGGCGCTCAGCCTTGCGCATGAGATGCTCACGCTCTACGACCTACAGTGCGAAGTCATGGACACCGAGACGCAGAATATCCTAGATACCTAGTCTCGACGCAGCACGGTGAGACCATTGTTGTTCTGGCGGATCAGCTCGATCCGCCATTTATTATTGGCATCAATGAACTCGTCAATAGCCATCAAGAGCCCTGCCTTGCCCGCATAGGTAGGCCTAGCAAGCGGCGAGGCGTGAGAGTAAATCGGCTCATCTTGATGGCCATATGTCACAGTGTCGTGTAAGATAATCACACCATTTTTTCTTAGACGGTCGGCGTGCTTGGCCAACTCACCTCGGAGTTGAGCGTAGGTGTGCAGGGTGTCAATAAATAGCAGATCAGTCTCCTCGATCACATTCATCATCAGCACATCAGCCCGGCGGAACTCATACTCGATGCCAGCTGATGCTGCGTGCTCAGCCACTAGGCTCGTATCCACATGCACGATGTCATAGCTGATCATGCGCTGAGGCAGCCCCGCCAGCAGAGCCCAGGTGGAGATCACACCACGCACGCCCATCTCGGTGATGTGCTCCTGATTCCATGCGTAGTCACGCAGGATGCTCAGGTGCTGGTTGATGTCACTAGGCGTGTCCCGCACACGGGCATACTCGGTCAGTATCGACATGATGGTCATCTCTGCACCGGCAGATACTCCGTGTACTCATACGGCCAGTGCGGCACCAGCTCAACGATGCCGCGGATCTTATTGTGCTGCGCCACATACTGCGCAGCCAGCTCGCTCACGATGTTGGTGCTCCACCCGCTGGCGTGGTAGCCGCCTGACGTGCCCCATCTGTAGACGTAGAACCGATGCTTGTCCTCGATCTCCTGCGTAATGGTGCCGTAGCGCTTGCGCAGCTCGTCAAATAGCAGAACGTCGATAGCCCCACTATCTCTGACCTCGCTGTAGCTGCCGACCGACTCAAATACCTCCCGGCTCATTAGAAGATTGCAATGGTAGAGATTGCGACTAGGCACAAGCTTGTGCGGATCCTCCTCGAACCACGCACTAGCAGTGTGGTAGATGCGGTGCTCGTTAAGATGCTCGACGCTGTAGCTTAAGCGCCACGGCAAATAGATATCGTCATCTTCCCAGATCGCTAATAGGTCGCCAGTAGCAAGAGCTGCTGTGCGGTTAAACTTGGCACCGAGTGGGCGGATCTGCTCGAGCAAATTGACGATGCGTACCTGCGGGTGGTCATATATCAGAGTCTGCTCACCGTAGTCGTTGAGCAC